GATATATTTCTCATATTAATAAATAACATCATTTATGAGTTCTGGATCAGCCGCTAAATCAACTACTCCCATTATCTTATCTGTCATTGATCCCGTAGGATATACGTGGCTGCTAAAGCGATATTTAATTCCTCCGTAGTAGTAATATCTACTTTCTGAGATATTGCTCTGGATCTTTTGGCAACCTTCTTTTAGCAAGAAGGATTCAAACTCGTCTATCTTCTTTTTTAAAGAAAGAAAATCGTTGACATTTGTAAGATAGCTCTCGAAAGCTTGCTCAAATGAAATTTCGCCGTATGTCCTTTTAAAATTGGCATTAGGGGTAATACCGTCTCTTCCTTTTGTGTTGTTCTTGACGAAAAGTTCGAACATTTTTTTAGTATTCATTTGTTTTGTATAAAAAAATACTTACCTTCGCAACAATAATTTCTACTATTGTAGATGTCGTCCATATTGGGCGTGGATTGAAACGAATCGAAAGATTCTAAAGCGAACATTTAATTATGTTCGCTTTTTTTAGTTGTAATAGGGGTTACGACCTTTAAGCTAAGGTTGTATATTTCATTTTTCCCTTCGTTGTCATAGCCTAATGTCATGATATCAAAGGGATCGCTTGGAATAAAGTGATTAAACCAAAAACGAGATTCCTCATTTTCTTTGCACGAAAGTTCAACTTCGCTAGGAGAGTCCTCTATTCCGCCAAAATCATAAAATTTCCCATCGCAAGAATAATATAACACCCTTTTTCCCATTTCTTCTGGCATACGATAATAAATCGTACCCTTAAACAATGGTTCCCCGATCGCCATACCATACAGTTCTCTAACCATATTCCCGGAGGAGTCGGATATCTTAGCGATTATTATTTTTCCTGTATTCTGGCAGGCCATGTCGTAATCATGCCTTATATCGCTAAGAATGTCATCCGGAATAAGCACGGCACAGGAAGTTTGCAATTTTAAACTTGGGAATTTAAGAATGTTATTTGTAATCTGATTAATACTAAACCATTGCCTTTCTACTTTGACGTGTTGGCATGTTATATACATGCCGAAATAATAATTCTCATTTGTTTCGGTATTGATTGTAACACAGTTTCCATTCTCTGATGTAAATTCATAAGTTTTCATTTCCTTACGCCGCTTATAGGTTGCCGCCCTGTCCTTTTGTGTTGTTATTTTGATATTGCAAATATACTATCAAATTTGATAGTATGCAAGTTTTTCAATGATTATTTTTTATGCTCTATGGCATATTTTCTTTCTCTTTTTCCTCCAGCACTTTTTTAAGCTGATATAGGCTCAAAATATCATACTCAAATGTCGGATTGTCCCAATTTTTCCGGACAGAGTTCGTTTGGACAGAGATAAATTTTCGTAAGTCAAAGATATATTGACATTGTGACAGTCTTATCTCGTTAAATGTAATCTCGTAGTTATCAAACCACGCAAGCAATTGTTTAAGTTCCTCGTTCATGGTATATAAATGATTAACACCCGCGAATATAAACAAAGCCGTCCAATCGTAGAAGAAAGGACGGCTTAAAGTACGGATTAGCATTTATTATTCCGTGTCATCTTCAGATAAGTCTCTTAACTTATCTTCCACGGAGTCTCTTTTCTTGTCCACTACAGCGTCTATATCCACGGATTGCAAGGATGGGACGATGTATTTGACTAGCTGGGTGAAAGCCGCTACCTTATCTTTTGGCTCCAGCTCCTCGAAGGCCTTCTTGATCTCTTCTCTGTTGGATGTCAACAGCTCCGAGATGAAAGTCCTTATCTCTCCCGTCTTCTTGTTTGGAGTGCCTTTGGCCCTTCCTCCTATCCTTCCTCTCCCGTCGTTCTTTGGTCGTGCCATACTGAACTAGTATTTAATAGTTTATCTGAAAGTCGATTTTTATTGTTATGGGGCAAAGCTACACGTCTAATTTTGAGGCATAACGATAAAAATCATTTTATGGGAATAATAGGTAGTGTAGTGGGTGGTCTGGCTGGCATAGGTGGGGCCATAGGAGCCGGGATAGCCGGACGTAAGGCTTACAAGAAAAATATGGGGATACTGAATGACATGAGGCAGGATTCCCAAAATTGGTATGACAGGGAGTATAACTCGGATTTCACCCAAAGGGCGGACGCTCAAGCCGCCCTTAACAACGCACGGCGAATCCTTGACGAGAGATACAGGAGGGCGGAGGGTGCCGCCGCCGTTGCGGGCGCATCCGATGAGTCCGTGGCCTTGCAGAAACAAGCGGCCAACGAGGTCTTGGGGGACGTGACTAGCGATATCGTAGGCCAAGCTGAGGCTTATAAGGAGGGTGTGCGTAACAATTATGTAAACCAGCAGACCGCATTCAACCAAGCGGAGATGGATTTAAACTCTAAAAAGGCGGCGAACGTGGCTACGCAAGCGGCGGGATTGGCTACGGCGGCTGGAGGTCTTGGCGACGCTTTTGGCGATGGCGTTTTAAGGAGCACAAAACTTGGTAAATGGGCGGGAGTGAAGTGATATGGCTGGAAGAATAGATTTAGTAGAGGAAGAGAGGAGGAGAAACGCCCAAGCCGTGGCTCCTCAAGCTACGTCCGGTGCGAGCGTGCCGGCACAGGTACCTGTATCCCAGCCCGTGGCGCAACCACAGCCTCAAGTACAATCTCCGGCACCTGTTCCCGGTACGGTGGGAACGGCTATACCGGATGTGGGGACCGTCCCGTTGCAGGCCCCATCTTTAACGCAAGCGCCGGTGAAACCAGAGGCAACCCCGTTGTCCATGTATGACAAGTTCGCGGATATGACAGCTGAGCAAGCCATTAACACGGGTGAGATAACCCCGCAAGGATATTGGAACATACAAAGCGAGGCGATCAAGGCGGGTAAGCGTGATCCTTACTCCACGGAGGAGATTATCGAGATGATGCGTACGAGCGATCCCGAGTACGAGACGGGCGAGCAAAGGGCGAGATGTGAGAGGAACGACCGGGCGAGCCGTGCCATAACGGGGATAAGCGACCTGATAAGCAACATAGCCGGAATGGTGGGGACGGCCAAGGGATCGAGTCCCGTGATCGTGAACAATCTCGCTCCCCTTGACGCTAGGCAACGTGAGATAACGGAAAGGAGAAACGCCTTGAAGAGGAAATACGATACGTTGCTCACGAACGCCAAGATGGGTGAGATAGCCTATCAACGTGATCTGGAGGCGGCTAGGCAAAAGGCGCAGAGGGATTATCGTTTGAAGCTGGCCTTGAAGGATATTGACGCTAGGATAAGGAAGGGCGAGATCGATCAAAAGCAAGCTAACGTAATGACATTGGAGGCGTACAGGCAAGCGAACAGAATGGCTACGGAGCAATTCAAGGCGGAGAACCGATCCAAGGAAGAGGCGGCGAACCGAGCGAACCAGATAAAGGTCGCTAACATAAGATCTGGTGGTTCTGGGGAGTCTGGGAAGAGGGGGATTATCACCATACCTACGGCTAATGGGTATGTTGATGTCAAGGAGAAATCTTTCAATGATCCGACAGTTACATCCATATTGTATAATCAATTGGATCCTGAGTATAAAATATCAGATACTGATCGTTTTGGTAACAGTAAGACTCCAACGAGAGATGAGATGAAACAGGCTATCGGAAGATGGGTTGCCGATGGACATGAGTTGAATATCCCTCAATCAATCATAGAGAGTGAGGATAGTTTCAATATCGATGATTATGAGGTAAAGGAAAGCGATTTTGAGGATAATAAGGTTGGTAAAAGGAAGAAGTGATGGCAAGATATAAATACAACGATAAATTATATGATATACCGGAAGAGGTGGTAGACAAGTTTGAATCCATGTATCCTGATGCGGTAACCCGGTTCTCGGTAAAGGATGATGTATATGAGATCCCCGTGTCACGTAAAAGGGATTTCTTGGGTACGTTTAAGAACGCTACTCCTTACGAGGATTTCTCCAGTTTGGATAATCCTGAGCGTGACAACGACTTTGATGATACAGATTATGTGTCTCAATCAAGCCAGAATCCTCCTCCAATTGCCTTAAGGCAAGAGTTTGATGTGACAAAGCCCGATCAATCGGAGTATGTTAATCCTTTAACAAACTCTCCGGATTATAACTTTGAGTCGTTGCGAAAAAAAGGAAAGATAGAGACTGTTAAACCTAATGATAAGTTTGGTCTCATATCGGAATCTATTAATGAAAATAGGATAGGGTTGGACGATGAGATATCCAATGCGATGAGAGGTAATGTCCCGGAAGGTATAAGGCCTATAGATGTCACAACGAATTTGATATCGGCTCGTAACTATCTTAACGAGGCCGATGATCTTATCAAGGCGAGAAAGGAAGGCGGGGGTGTATTGAGAGGCATGAGAGATGCCGCTTCCAAATTGGGTACGTGGGATTTCGGTACGTCTGATTTAGCCGCAAATAAAAGTGTTTATAATGCCTTGCGTAAATTCGAGAGTGGGGAGGAACTTAGCCAAGATGAGCAAAGATTGTTGGATGCCGTGGCAGTTAATACGGCTGCGAAGGTTTACGCTAGCGATTTGGGAGTATCCTATGATATTGGATCTGGTTTCGTGCAATCGATCCCTTTTATGCTGGAAATGATTGTCAATCCTTTGTCTGGCGCGGGCAAAGGTGTCGGTAAGGCCTTGGCTGGTTACGCCGCCAAGAGATTTGGCGGTAAGGTCATTCCTAAGGTGGCTGGTGTGGCTGGTCGTGTAGTGGGGGATATCGCCGCCTCTACTGGCATGGCCGCCACGACTGGGGCTACGGGAGTCGCCGCTGATACTTATTCAAGAATGATCGGATCTCCTGTATACACGGATGTAGGAAGGGTAAGTTTGGGGCAGGAGGTCAGAGACCTTGATACGGGAGAAGTATTGAGAGACGAGAATGGTAATCCAGTCAAGGTCGGAAGTGTAGGCAAAGAGAGTATAGGAAGTGCGTTATATAAATCCTTGGCATCACGCTCTATTGACAATTTCTCAGAGATGTTCGGCTCTTATTTTGGACCGGTAGGCGATATATTAAAGGAGACTAAGGCTGGTAAGAAGATAAGCGCCTCTGCTTTGGTCAACTCCATGAACAAGCTCACTACTGCGGATTGGACGAAAGGGTTCAATAAAATTATGCAGGATGCTAAATATGATGGTTTCTTTGGTGAAACGGCAGAGGAGTATGTCGGAGGTTTGTTGAATGCGGCGATAGTAGGAGATCAGTCATTGGAAGACCTAGGATCTTTGGATAATTTATTGCAGACCGCAGGTACAGTAGGGCTTATGAGTGGCATTTTAGGTTCAGTCAATCTAATTGGACTCAGAGGCGTAAGATATAATGCGAGAAAGGGTTTGGAAAGAAGTGAGGCAAAAGGAAGAAAAGTTTTTGGCGACGATTTCGATGTGCTAAAAGATGAATTGATGAATATGGATCCAGACCAGAGGAAGGACGTGGTAAGGGATATGATAGCCTCTGATCGTTTTAACATGGAGCAAAAGAAAGCGATCATGGATTATTTCTATCGCCGTAGCGTATATGATGGTTTAGCCAACGGCGAAAGCAAGAAAATGGATGAGGCGACTCAAGCAGAGACGGAAGCTATAGAGTCAGAGTCTAATCCTGAGACGGGTTTATACATTGAGGCTTCAAGGGTTGATCCCTTGACTAAGCAACTTACTCCCGGCACTATAGTGCAAGGCATGATGGAAGACGGGAAAGACCGTGTCATGTGGAAAGGACCGGATGGAAAGGTTGAGATGATCCTGAAAAGCGAGATTGACCCATCTTCTGTTCGATCCATGGGGACGCAAGAGATAATCGACGTGTCGGTGAATAATATAAGGGAGAGTATGAGGGCTGAGATAGAAAGAGATAGTAAATATGATCCTTCTATTCCCAGTCCAGAGGAAACGATCGGACAGTCTTTCTATGTAGATGGAAATCCTTACGCATTCTTTAATGAGAATGGACGGTTAAATCCTTATCTGGTAGATTTGAATGGAAAACCGATAAAACCTGTACGAAATATAAGTGTTGAAGATTATTATCAAGCTAAACAAGCGGAGATAGATAAACAAAAAGTAGTTCAAAATTCTCCGGTGTATAAATTATCCGATGGGAGGATAGCACGTTTGATCGACATGGATGAGAGTGACGTTGCCTTGGAGATATTGGATAGAGATGGGAATCCTGTGGGCAATATATCCATGACTAAAGAGGATTTTGATAATAACGCATCTATGCAGGAGCAATCTCCATACGAACGTTATGTTGATACAGGTGATGTTGACGATAGTGTTGTAAATCTGATAGCGGATAAGATATCGAGAGGTGATGCCCTTACTCCAGAGGAGGAATCCATGAGACAGGGAGCCTCTGATCGAGTGGAAAGCAGATTGTCAGATATTAGAGATCAGTCTCTAAAAGAGGCTGAGACGTTAAATGTGACAGAGAGTATTTCTCAATCTTCAAATCTGGGGAGTGAGGTTCCTTTGGATAACCAAGAGCCTACAGGGGACATCAAATCTTCTGTCGTTATGAAGGAGGATGGTACGCCAAATTTCGTGTCGTCTGGGGTGGATGCCTCTTTGGATTTCCTTCATGATAAATACGGGGATAAGATGCCCAAGAAGATCGAGGTGACGAGGAAGGCGTTCGACAAGGATCTCAAGAAGGCTTCAGAGAAACTGGATAAGGCCCAAGAAGCATATGACAATGCCCCTATCGGGAAAGAGGATAAGCCTGAGGCCGCATTGATAAAAGCCCGACAAGAATATGAGGCGATCAAGGTCGAGGCTGATTTCTGGGATAATCTTGATGATGATATCAAGGAGGCCAGCAAGAAGCCGGGTGATGTCATAGCGAAGGAGATCTCCGTGATAGGTGATCCTATGAGCGGAGAGGAGCTTGCGGCCATGATGCTGGCTAATGGGGCGATCAAATTGACACGTGACAGTTACAAGAAAGAGACCGGTGCCGGGAATAATGAGACAGCGAGGATGTTCGGACTGTTCGCCTCTCCGGATAAAGGCGGTGTTAATATAGAGAGGGCAGGTGAGATATTGGAGCTTGCCGATAAGGAGAATGGTACGAACTTCTTCGATGAGAACGACACGAACGCTGGAAGAGACGCTATCATAGAGGTCTTGTCTTCCGCTCGTACACGTGGTGACTTGATCGATTATGTCAAGAGAAACCGTGAGGCGATCGCTGAGCGTGAGAGACAGGCCGAGTACAACGATTACGCTGAGTGGTGCGAGGAGAATTATCATATATCCCCGGAAGAATACGAGGCGTATGAGGAAAGCATGGCACGTGATTTCTCGGAGAAACAATTGACTGATGAGGAGCGAGGCGAGCTTGATTCGCAAATCGTGGATGAAATACAGGCCATAATTGACGAACAAAATGAAATAGACGCTATCTTAGCGCAAAATAAACCGATAGAAAATGAAAACATTGAAGGAAATGACGAAAGCGGAGGCGATGGCTTACGCGAGGGAGGCGGCGAGGTACTGCCAAGAGAACAACTTGATCAGACCGGGGGAACTGGAGAGGTTGAGGGAAGAAAATCGGTTGGCCCCGACATTGATCGCACGGATGGAGCTGCACAAGAAGGCGCACCCGAAGAAGTAGATAGACAAGGTAATCCTATAGACTCCGAAGGGAATCTTATTATCGAGGATGTAAGTAGCGTATCTGATATAACAGATGAGGACTTCATTAATCCTAAACGCTCTATAGGATTACCACCAATACCTCAAAACGTCTCAGAGGCCATTGCCTCTGATGGTAAAAAGGTAATAATAAAGAGGAATATTTTTGAGAAAAACGCTAAAAAACATGCGTTTGATCCTCAATCAAGCCGTGATATACTGGAAGCCGCCTTGTATAATACGGATATAGTCGGACAATCCCAACCTTTGACACGAAAAAACCATTGGGTGGCTGTAAAATTGGACGATAAAAGTCCTATAGTCGTACTGGAGGTAAATCACAACAAGGATAACGTGGAGATTGTCGGCTGGTATACATTGGATAACAGGAATCTTGACAGGATTAAAAGACAAGCTGAACGTGAGGGCGGCGAACTCCTCATACTGACCCCAAAAGGGGCGGCGGCAAGCCTTTCCACTCTTCCGGACAACTCGTCTTCTACCGACAAAGGTAGTATATCCTCTTCTGAAATCCAAGCGAATGAGGTTAAATCTTTTGTCGCCCCTTCCCCAAAGGAAAGTGAGAACCCATTGGACTATGCCGAGCGCATAGTTGAGGCTAAGAGATTGCACGATGAGGAGCTAAAGGTTGACACTACCCCTTCCGAGGCGCAGAAAGAGGCCGGGAATTACAAGAAAGGCCATATAAAGATAAACGGTTTCGATGTCACCATAGAACAGCCCGCCGGTTCCGTCCGTTCCGGTAAGGATGCTAATGGAAAAGAGTGGTCTGTTACCATGAACAACACTTACGGTTACATTCGAGGTACTAAAGGTGTGGATGGTGATCATATAGACGTATTCCTAGGTCCGGATATGAATAGTGACATGGTGTATGTCGTGGATCAGGTGAATACTGATGGTTCATTCGACGAGCATAAGGTTATGATTGGATTCTCTTCCTTGGAAGACGCTAGGTCCGCTTACTTGTCAAATTATGAGGACGGCTGGCAAGGGTTAGGCAACATTACCGGGGTAGCGTTGGATGAGTTCAAGAAATGGATCGATTCCTCTAAACGTAAAACAAAACCATTCTCCGAATATAAGGGCATAAAACGTGAGGAGGAAATTCTTCCTCGAAAAGTGAAGAAGTTGTCCTTGGTTGATAAAGACGATTATATTACCTCCGCAGAGCGGAAGCATATAAAAGCGTTTCTGGAGAGTGGATTGAAAGAGGCAAGGGTAAACAACTCTATCTATGAGATTTCTAATATTGGTGATGATGGTGTTTATGAGATCGTAAGGCGGTTTAACTATACCGATCCATTGACCTTGGTGAAAGACGAGAACGGCAAACTAGTTAATAAGCGAGGGGAGGGTGAACATATTATAAGGGTAAAGCCCACTTTTGAGGAGACAAGGCCGGATAGTGGTATTCGTTTCAGGGAGACACGTATTATCCCCGAAGAGGAAAATATCATAAAGAAAGCGAAATCCGATGGATCTTATATGAAAGCTCCTAATGGCAACCCTACTAATCTTAACGAAAAGCAATGGGTACAAGTTCGTACGAAAGCGTTTAAGGAATGGTTCGGTGATTGGGAAAATAATCCAGAGGATGCGTCTAAAGTGATCGATGAGAATGGTGAGCCAAGGATTGTATATCATGGAACATATTCCGATTTTAATGCATTTGACGAATCCCATCTGGGAGATGTCACTGATCTTAATGCTACAAACGAGGATTGGGCAAAAACCTCACATATAGGATTCTGGTTTAATGATAATAAAATAGGTTTCTATACGAAATATAAACCTGTGTACCTTAACGTTAGGAATCCTTTAGAGTTTGCCTCAATGGAATCACTTGTTGATGAAATGAGTTATTATGATTCAGGAGAGGATTTCAAGCGATCAAATTCAGATGGGTATGATTCTGTGATAGTCCTTGAGGACGAAGAAATGGGAGGAAGATCCTATGTGGTCTTTAATGATAATCAAATAAAGTCTGCTACCGAAAACAATGAGGATTTTTCTTTCCATAATGATGAAACATCGAAAAATGAGGCAGTTAAGCAAGCCTCAGAAATTGATGGCGTTCGTTTTCGTTCTATAGGTGATAAAGGTGCTGCTAATTTAAATAAGGCTGAAACTATTGAATCCTCAATAAACGATTGGTCTACCAAGTTTAATACCCCTGTCAAGGTAATCCATGACGTGGACGATATAATCGATACGGATGAGAATATGTTGGCCCGTAAGAGAGATTCCAAAGGCTGGTATGACACTTCTACCGGGGAGATAGTCATAGTATCACCTAATTCCACGTCCGTAGGTGACGCTCAAAGAACTTTCCTCCATGAGGTGGTAGGGCATCACGGGTTACGTGAGCTATTCGGGGATGATTTCGATACTTTCCTTGATAACGTGTATCGGAACGCCAACGAGGATATCCGGAAAAATATCATTGACCGGACTAAAGGCAATCCTCTTAACTTGCGTGAGGCTACAGAGGAATACATCGCTGAATTAGCGGAACGTGGTTTCGATAACAAGGCCGAGCGTTCGTTATGGGAAAAGATCAAGGACGCTTTTCTTGATATGTTAAGAAAGGCAGGTATTAGCCTTGATTTCAAGTTATCGGATAATGACCTCCGTTATATTCTCTGGAGAAGCTATAAGAACTTGGAGCAAGGAAACTTGATGGATGTGGCCGAGGATACGGTAATGAGGAATGATTTGGGTGTCGGGGATTTTTCTGTTCGGTTTAGGGAAGAGGAAAAAGAGAATATCAATGATCTTAAAAAAAAGAACTATCGTCTAAACAAAAAAGTTGATCGTCTTAAAGATAAAATAGATGAATTACATAGTGATTCTCAATTGTCAGAAGCGTTGAAGAATGAGCTTATCAATGAGATCCAATCCCGGATAGACAGTAAGGATGCCAGTAATATAAACAAGGAAGATTTGCTCTCTTTGTTAAAACAGGTCAAGGGTGCGAAGACAAAGGCTGATATGGAGGATAAAATGCTGGAGGTGGATCGTATATCTAACGAGATAAGGATACGTTCCACTCAAAGACGTATCGACCGTTTGTTGGCATTAAAAACGCAAGATGTAAATGGAAAGAATATGTCTATAGCGAAAAACGTTGATGATAGCACACGTAGAATATTCGATTTTATAAGAGGAAGTTTGTCTGATATAAAGATATCTGGATATGAGCAAGAAATGAAGGACTTGCGGAGGAGAAATCGGGAACTGACCACATTGATAGAGGCGAGAGGAAGGATGACAGAAGATACTGGTCTTTCGGAGGATGACAGGAGATCGGCCTCGGAGGACATCATGTCATTCAAGAAAGAGATGGAGGATAATAAGGAGCGGATATCCGAGTTGAAAAATATGGCTGAGGATGTACGGAATGCCAAGGCAAATGATCTCATGGGCGAGCTGGAGCATATGAGGAAGGAATTGGAGGATAAGCTCAATGAGGCGGCAGAGGGGAAAGCCGTATGGTCTATGGAGGATAGTGAGAGAAAGATGGCCTTGGATATATTAGGGATTTCTCTTGACGCTAGGGACTATGAGGGAGCTGTTAATAGTATAAATCGGGATATTATGGAAAAAGTCCGTAATAATTCAAGTTTCTATGCCGCACAAATGAATCGAATCAGATCAATGGAGAATCCTAAGGAGCAAAAGGAGGCCCGTAAGAATATGAAAGCTGGATATAATGAGAATAAGAGGCGCATACGTGCGGAAAAACGATTGCTAAATGAAACTCTTCGCTCCCGACTAGAGGTGTTGGACAATATTGAGTCCTTACTAAATGAGCTTGTCGCAGGTGGACGTGCCGCCTTATCCCGTAAAACAGAAGAGGAGACCTATCGGAGAATAGATATCGTTCGTAATTCCATTGAGGATGTGGCGGATAAACCTGTTAACATAAATAATAAGGACTTAGGTAAGATGGATTGGTTTAAGAAGTTCGTATCATCCCCTCTTGGTAGTTTTGATTATATGGCACAAAGGGTGGGACGAAAGTTCTTGAATGGTGATGGTTATATCTATCAACGATTCGTAAAAGGGCAGGAAGGAACCATAGCGGCAGAAAATGAGTTAGCGAAGAATCGTGATCGGTTCCGAAAGACATTTGGTAATAAAGTGAATGAGATATTCAATGAGGACGCTGACAGCGTATTGTCTGATAGCAATAAACGTGTTGAGAAATCCGGAGTTTATATAATCAACACCGACACGGAAGGTGAGTATGGTCGTAAGATAGAGATACCTATGACAAAAGGTGAGGCCATGTATGTTTATATGGTATGGAAGATGGATGATGGACGGATGAAATTGGAGCAACAAGGTTTCACGGATGATTCCTTGCTAGAAATTGAGGATTTCATCGGTGAGAATTATAAGGCTTTGGCGGATTGGATACAAGATGATCTGTTGGTAAACTTGAGGGATAGATACAATGAGAGGTATGTCGATATGTATGGGACTTCCATGGCCAACATCCCAAATTATGCCCCGTTAAGGATAAACAAGAACGCCGTAATGAACGAGGTAGACTTGGAGGAGGTTAGGAAAGGCAAGAAGACATTGGAGGAAAAGACAAACAGCTTGATAAAAAGAACGGTCAATTCCAAGCCTATAGATTTGTCCACGAACGGGATCGAGGCTGTTATAAGCCATGTACGGGACATGGAGGAGTGGTACGCTTTCGCCCGAATCCGTAGGGACTTGAGTTGGTTGTTGAGTAGCCCGACTTTCAGGAACAAGGTGAACTCTAATGTCAATGGGCATTATGTAGATTTCGTTGATGCGGCGGCATTGGCCTCGCATTCCTACCATCCAGATCCGGATAAGTACGCGGACGAGTTCTTCGCAAAGGTTAATCGTGGGCTTGTTGGGGCTAATATATCTTTCGGGCTTATGACGGCGGCGAAACAGATATTATCGTTACCCGCTTTCTTGGGATATTCTCAAAGCCCTAAATTCATGGTAGCATTCACTAAGAATATAAGTCTTGGTTTTACGGGTAGACCCTATAAATGGGCGATGGAGAATATGCCCTTGTTTTATGAGCGTGTGAAAGATGGCAATCTGGGGGATGAGAAGTTAAGGGACGATGGGGATAACCTCGGTAAGATAATAGAGTCTTATTTGAAAATAGGTATGGTGCCTAACAAGATGATCGACGCTTTCACTATATCTGTAGGAGCTAAATCCGTATATGATTATACATATGATAAGTTGAGGAAGGGATACGAGCGGTTATCGGATGATGAGGCTAAGAGACAGGCGTTGGTTGACGCTGAGATATTCTTTAACCAGACACAGCAATCCGGTGTCGAGACGTTCTTGTCTCCCATGCAACGAAGCCGTACGATCATGAACAGGATGCTGACCACTTACCAAAACTCTAATATAGGATATGTAAGAAGGGTCATGTTGAGCCTTTATGATTTGGCGAGTTTGAAGGATTGGTCTAAGCTGAGGTCGAATTACGCAGAGCGTTTCAAGGCGGAGGGTATGGATGATGATACGGCTAACCAAAAAGCCCAAAGCCTGCTTCTTAATGGGGCTAGAAAGCAATTATTCCATTTCTTGCTGTTTGGTTGGGGAATGAATATGCTATGGGACTTGGGCAGTTCCGGGTTTTTCGGGTTCTTCGCCGGTGATGATGACGAGGATGAAAAATACAAGGATATCGTGAAATTCGTAACGACCCCCGTAAAAGGTGTGCCCGCAGGTAATATCATAAATAATCTCGTGGATGGGTATGATATTAATCCCGTGCTGTTTTTGGACGAGCTGCAAAGGGCATATAATAATATAGGTAGTTCTATAGATGATATAGGCATGGATCCCTTGCTTGCCGTGGATGTGTTATCCAATGGCTCTAAGTTGGTAGGATTCGATATGGAGCGATGGGGTAACATTTATTTAGGCATGGAAGGATTGATCCGTAACCAAGGAAAGGAAGGTTATCTTTTGCAGGATATTATGTTCCTGTTGAATACCCCAAAGAGCCAACGGGTAAAAGTCGCTAGGGAGATGTACAAGAATGAGCCGTTTCTTGATTATGCGGAGAAGGTTTCTAGGGCTTATAGATATACACCTATGAGTAACAAGTTGGAGTATTGGGTGCCCGGTACGGATATTCTGACAAGGAGTAAGTTGAATAAGATCAAGAGGAACTACGTTGAGGATAACATGACATCGGAGCAGAAGGCTCAAGATAAGGAAAGGAAGGAAAAGGAGAAAGAGATCCGTAGGATCAAGGAACTTTCCATCGACAAGGAGGCGATGGAAAGATTCGTGAATAAATAAATAGGGTAGAGGCAATCTTATTGTGGGTTGCCTCTCTTTGTTTTTATGTACGATGTTCCTATATTTGTTTCAATAAATCTAATATGACATGAACAGGAAAGAACTCGTGAAAGATATATTGGATGTGATTCACTTTTTAGAAGAGCATTTAAATATAATAAAGGGCATACTTGAAATATAGCATAATTTATTTGAGCGTTTCATATTCCTGCTTCTCTCTGTCGTATTTTAATATGGTTTTATCTATTTTATCTATTAGGTAAAGCCCATCAGTGCTGTATCTAAGTGTCTGAATATAGCTCCATGCTATGAAAGCAAATATGAACATCAAAATCACCTTGAATATCCTGTATGTTTCCTCGCTCATGTTTTATGTATTTAGATTTTTTCGCAAAATTACCCAATCTTCACATCCGTTATTCCGCAGGAGGCATGTTTTACGGCATGTCCGTGAATTTTCCAGTAGTACTTACCCTTCCAACGAAGTATATCTCCTATGGGATGAAGCTATTGATCGTTTTGAGGCACCTGAAATAAAAAACTCCCCAAATCCTCACGGGCAAGGGAGTTTTTATTATTTAACATAATCTATATGAATGGTTTTCAGACAACCTTAAACGATCCGATTCTCACGGACAGGAACGTTATAATATCTAAATCCATATCAAAACAAAGACATACTTAATCATCATTGCCGATCCTCCCGGAATAGCAACGGTGGGTATATCTGTATTAAAATGCTTCCCAATACCACCCAAGGGAAGCGGGAAATATTTATTCAAACTATATTTTATGCCATAAGGAAAGGAGTGTGCCCCCATCCTCCAAAGCTATCCCCTTGACATAAATATACCTCTGGTTCTCACGAAAGAGCGGTATGACTTTGATAAAGTTATTTTATGAATACAACCTAGTGTAATATCTTTAAGTAATGACTCCAGTCCATCACGGATGAGAGCCATAAGGGGTTATAAATATATAACATATACACATGAAAAAACGTGGCACCGTCACAACTACCAAGCCCCGGCGTCCCCACGCCAACATAACAGGTAGTAAGCAACGGCCCACGTCTTATATATAGATTATATATACAAATAACGTGGGCGTATTGTTGCTATCGGCTCCCTGTTATGTTTATAAATTTGGGGAATTTAGGTCTTTATAGGAGACGATATCTTTAACGCCACAATGTGTGTCACGTCTTATATTCTATATCGGTGACAACGCGAATATACGATTTTTGTTTATTTAAACGAGAGATTGCTTATTTTTTGTTTATGTGGCAGATGTATTTTCAAGCGTGGAGACCCTTTCCTCTAAGTCTTTCAGGGAGATCCCTAGCGATGAGATAGACGATCCCATTTCGACCACGCTTTGGTCTATCCTGTTGATCTCCATAGTGATCCCTTTTTGCCCCATCACCAGATCTTCCGATTCCCCCAGCTCTTGGGTTATGGATGTTTTCCTCACGTATTCCGTATCTATCTTTGCCAATAACTGGTCGAGATTGTTTCCTTCCTTGTCATATACGGAGGATGAGGTGGTTACGTATGATATCTGGTTGCCCCACCTGTCCAGCGGTTTTCGTATTATGATCTTCTTCGCCATGCTCGTTACTTTTCCGCTAAAGTATGAATTAAAGCGTAAATAACGTGCGGTGTCGTTAACGTCGGGTAAGATTTATCGTTCCCGGTCGTTCCTGTATCCCGATATTTGCCTTGTCCGACAGCGACCGGACATAGGATATTGAAGTCAAATGCCCTGCATGGTGAGTCGCTGCGCCGTGTGGGGCGACTTTTTTCATGGAGGACGCACGAGGTAATCAAAATAACAAAGTCGTTTTGATCTTATGGCTAAAATTGCGGGAGAAAATGATATTAACAATTTAAATATTATAGGATTATGAAGACGAATCAAGAGATGATCCGAATAATTGATAGCTTTTCTGTAATACAGAGAACGAGTGATGGATATTTTGACGGCAGTGAATTATTGCGTCAATGGAATAGCGTTTCGAATAATCCAAGAAGGTAAATGAGTAAATTCTTGGAAATGGATACGACTAAAGAATTTATATCAGCGTTATCAAAAGATGAAAGCCAAAGAGCAAATATGCTCATTGCTGAAAACCAGTTGATTATAAGAGTTAAAGGACGAACTACCAAGAATGGTAAAACTCCCGATAAAGTATGGATGAATCCTATTTTGTTCATAAAATTTGCCATGTGGATCAATCCTACGTTTGAGGTCAAGGTTTTACGTTTTGTCTATGACGAAATGATCCGTTACCGTAATGAGGCTGGCGACGCTTATAAGGATTTGTCTTCTGCTGTCAAGAAAATCGTACCAAAAGACTTCATGCCAAAAGCCATGTCTAAGATAGCCGAGGCACTTAATTGGATCGTATGGAATAATCACGAGAGGATGCTTCGTAACAAGCACGGTGACGAAAGCAAGCAACGTGAACTGTGGCAACTGGAGAAGAAGATAGCCGATCTGATAAACGAGGGATTCATTACCTCATACGATCCGCTTATCAACTATCTACGGAAGCTTTATAATAAAAAGAATAATCCTGCGGTATTTAGACAAGCGATATAGAATATTTCGAACAATTAAAATTTTAAGATATGGAAGCAATTAAAATTTTTGAGAACGATCGTTTCGGTGAAGTGAGAGTAGCCGGGACAAGTGAGAACCCTTTATTTTGCCTTGTAGACATCTGTAAAGTATTGGAATTACAAGTCACTCCTACAAAAAACAGATTAAAACAAGACGGGGTTAGTCTGATTAAGGGGGTCTCAAAGACTACTAATCAATATGGTATCACAACAGAGCAAGAAGTTACGTTGACTTTTATTAATGAGCAGAACCTCTACAAGGTAATCATGCGATCCGACAAGCCGCAAGCCGAACCATTCCAAGACTGGGTATGCGGAGAGGTTCTCCCTTCCATCCGTAAACATGGAGCGTATATGACAAACGACACATTGGAGAAAGCCTTGACCTCGCCCGATTTCTTGATCCAATTGGCCACAAACCTTAAAGAGGAACAACAAAAGCGTATCGAGGCCGAGCGGAAAGTAACCGAGGCCGCTCCTGCCGTGGCTTTCACGAACGCCGTTCAATCGGCGAACAGTTCCTGCCTGATCGGTGAGCTAGCCAAGCTGATCGCTCAAAACGGGTATTCCATCGGGGAGAAAAGGTTGTTCGCATGGATGCGTGACAACGGATATCTCGGAAAGCATGGTGAGAGATACAATATCCCTAACCAGCAATATGTTGAACAAGGATTATTTGAGTTGAAGAAAGGCGTAAGATCCGGTAGTAATGGGGTACTGCATACTACTATCACGCCTAAGGTCACCGGAAAAGGGCAAGTTTACTTCGTGAACAAGTTCTTAGGTAATAAGGAGGCTTGTTGAGTGAATTTACGACAATTTCATAGAAAATCATCATGATATATAATATATTCAAGCAAATCCGTATATGGTTCGTCCTCTTGAGGGCGGACATCCAACTCCGATACGCCATAAAGGAGGCCAAGGAGAAGTACTCGAGGCGTAACGTGCGCTATTACGTGATCCCTAATTACGATCATAGGTTGATAACTTGCAACCGATCGGAGGTACGTAAATACAGGACGGACGGTTACTTCGCCCATTCTGTACGGATCAACGATTTCAACCGGGAATGTTTTTATTATACGCCATACGCCAACGGTAAAAATCCCATATCGGCCAAGGAGAGGGCGTTAAAGAGGAGGTCATGGTTGAATTACGTGTTACAGGCGAAAGGTCTTATATGATTAAGTAAAATAGAAAGGGGGTGACATTTATTTGCCAACCCCTTTCTTGTATCAGGCTTACTCGGAAGCTATGATACCCGCGGCTCTCAAGGTCGCTAGGATGCTGTTAACCTTGCTTACCACGTCCGTTAAGGCGGCGGAACTTTCCAGATTATCGATCTTGGGCTGCATGCCGTTCTTGAATAAATCCTTGAAGATTTCCAGCTCGCTTCTAACCTTGCTTACTTTTGACATTTTAACCTCCTTTTTTTAATGTTGGTATTTATAATTGTTGATTGATAGCGTCGATGCCTTGGCCGGCTATCATTTGTTGTTGCTGAGCGGCTAATTGTTCCTTCTGCGACTGGATCAATTGCAATAACTGATCGGCGAACGGGAAATTTCCCACCTCGAGCATTTGCTCGATAGATATCTGCTTGGCGTTCAGCAACTGCAATAGCAACTCGTTGGATAACGCCCTGTATACCGGAGTGTCGTAGTTCTCTGATATGGATATGTCGAATTCCACGCCTCCCATGGTCTCCGGGTCCCATTGGACATAGCCGTTCCTTCCAACGATCCTTATTATTTTTTTATCGTCGTAGAATTGCTGGATGTTCTTGCACTTCTTGTACATGCCCGATATGATGAAGCTGGCGAACGATTCCAGCAAGTCCACGATGCTGTTGCTGGCGTTGGACGCTTGTTGCTGGTATAAGGCTCCGCTTGTCCCGCTCGTGGGCTGTTTCCCCTGCATGGCCCCTTGTACCCCGGATACGTCCTCCATCATGGACATCTGTAATTTTATCATGTCTCCCAACCCTGCCGGCACGCTCCGGTTCATCATCTGCTGGGGGACCTGTGCCCCCGATTTGAGTTTCAGCTTGATCACGCCGTTGAACTTCGTCCACTCGTCCGCTATATCCTCTATGCTCATGTCATCGGGAACGGAGGCCTCGTCTACCACCAGCACTCCCTTGGCGCTCGCTTTCGTCACGAAATCGTTCAGGATGATATAATGGTTGATATACCTTTGCTGGTCGATGATGTCGCTGACGAACGAGTGTATCTCCCCGTCAACGAAAGGATATGCCTTCATCGTGTAAGGGTGGCTCCCGTGGCTATAAGGGCTTTCTCCCTCGTCAAGTATATCCCCGAACGGTGAAAGATAACGGTAGTACCAGTAGCTTTGTATCATGTACTCGTACTCTATGAGCGGGACCTCGCTCTCTGGCATGTATAGCGTGGGTTGTCCCAGCTCGTCCAGCACGTAATTCCCCAGCTCGTCCTTGATCCTGTTATCCTCCAGCCGGCCCTCGTTCTCAGCGTCTATGTTCCCCTTGTTCGAGTAACTGTCCACGTAAGCGTCGCCCTTCAGCCAGTCGTGGCACCAGAACGCCTTTCTTCTCTCGAGCGTCCATAGTTCTATCACACGGCATAAGCGGGGGTCTTGCGGGGCCATAAACCCGTTAAGGTCATAATTGTTGCCCTTGAACGTGTCGTTGAACTTGGCGATATAGTCCTTGTCACGGGCGTTCTTGTATATATCTTGCAGCCTTTCATAATCCCTGTCATCCTTGGCGAATACGCTGGCGAGTTGCCCGAAGGTCACGTCATGGATCTCTCCGATCATCTCGATGTCGGTATGTCTGGGGTCGTTCATGGGGCCGTCCACGAAGAACAGGTTCGGGTTGACGTTGTCAGTCCAGCATTCCCTTCGGTTCTCCCTTTGGGCGTAGGTCTCTTTCTGTATGGATAGGCCGCTTATGAGGAACTCCTCGAACATCCTTGCGTTCAGCTCCTTGATGTCGTTGATCTTGTTGTTGTACTCGAGCATGGTGCTCATGGTCTCTCCCAGCGTTTGCTCGTCACGATCCCTCGCCACGCACACGGGTGTCTTATTCTGGTTCCGATAAACGCCGATGACGGTCCTTGCCAACCTTCGGATAAGGTTGTTGGTCATGGGGATATTCCCCTGCATCCTTATATATTCCTCCTCCGGGATCATCCGGCCACAATACTCGATCAGGTCCCCCCATTGGTCGCCGTACATATATCTCTTGTTCCTGTCCCTCTCTTTCCTGAACTTGTCGAGCTTGTCCCATGCCCTAGCGCATTGGTATACCAATGGCATGTTCCGCCCGTCCGTCATGTTTCGTCTCTCGTATTTGACGGTATCTATAGGTGATATCCTCGATTTAGGGATCAATCTAGTCATGGATTCTTTTTTCTGACGAATATGGGGACTTGGCGTTCAATCGTAACGATAAAACTTGTCGGTTGTCATATGGTAGCCTCGCTGATAGGACCATGGGGCCTTACGCCGGGGGACTTATCCTTGGGGATGGACGGCAGATCCATGTCGCAATAACATATATAAAGTCCTATAGCCCTAGTCATGACCTTGTCGTCGTGCTTGCCTTCCACGGCCCCGAACGATCCGTTGGCTTTCTTCTCGTACGTGGACATCTCATCCAGCGTGTCTATATCCCGCTCGATATATGACTGTTCTCGGAGGCATGCCACGAGATAGGATATGATCATTGGCTTGGTGTTCCGGTTCGTGTGGAATCCCCATTCCGTCAGTTTTCCGGCCCGTATCTTGGCCTCGCTCGCCTTACGTGCGTACAGGTTGTCGTAAGCGTCCCCGATCTGGTTGAATATCAACTCGGACTGGTCTCCGTCCGTATCGTTGTCCTTGGTCTCTATGGTATTGCTCTCTATGACTAACAGGGCGTTCCCGAAAAACTTGGCGATCTGGGCGGATTTCCATGCTAACAGGTCATGGTCTATGTGTCCGTGCCATTCGGCCACTACCTCCGGCTTCCCGCCAAACATCATCCAATAGCGGTCTATCACCAATATGTCCGAGAAATCGGATTTCTTTCCACGGCCCCCTATATCCACGATCACGAGGTAACGATTCTTGACGTTCGCTTGATCGTCTGGCAACGACCATACCTTGAGCGACCCGTTATGATCCTCCTTGAATGACAGCTCTGTCAAGGCGCTCTTCCCTTTAACGGACTTGCCCGATATCTCCCCGACATACTTGGGTGGCTTGCATCCATCCTTCAGCTTGTCTATATGATATACGCTGAATACCATATTGCCGGAGTTCTTGAACGCCTCCACGTCATCGCTGGGGAACTCCGCCGCCATGTCCGCGTGCTCCATGAAATCCTTCCGCTTGACTAAATACCAGTTTATAGCCTCGAAGGAAGCCCCCAGCTCCCATAGTCTCCAATAATATTTCCCGGGGTCTAGGCATCCATCCGGCGGATTGTCGTTCTCCTTGTTGTCTAGAAGCCATTTGGCGAATATCCTCTTGTCCTTCACGGGTAGCTCGTACCTCTCGATCTTGAACCATGGGACGAATACGAACCTCCTGTTGCTTTTGCCTTTCTTGGCCGTGACGCATGACCGGTAGAAGAAATTCCCCATACCGTTAGCGGTGGATTCTATGACCTCTACGGTAAGTGGGGCCAATAGCAAGGATGATGATATGCTCCTTATTATATCCTCAGGGGTTTTCCCGTCCGTGTCATCCCATAATCCCACCTCGGAATAATGTACGCAGCTCATGTCACCGCCTCGTCCCGAGTTTGGGCTGTTATAGGTACCTATGGTTATGACCGTGTCCCTCGCCTTCTCCACGTTACTACCTTTCCCGTACGTTATGATACTGTCCAATTGCGATCCCTCGTAAGGCGTGAATCCCAGCGTGACGTTATCCGGTAGGTCCAACAGCCATGTGGGGTATTTCTCCAGCATCTTGCTATACATGGCCTTGATCTTCCTTGACGTGGATGCGTCTTGAGCTACGATGGTGGAGTACCACGCCTCTTTATGGCATAGTTGTATCCACGCTATATATAGCTGTACCAACGTGGAACCTCCCCATTGCCGGGCCTTTAGCAGGATGATCCTTATGGGTAGTCCCGCCAATCTCATATTCTCCATCACGGATAGCAGCAGGCGTTGTGGATAGTTGAGCTTGAAATGGATGTTCTTGCCTCCCTCCTTGTTCTTTATCTCGCAGAAAGAGTAAGCCCAGAAAGGGAAGTCATGCTTGTTCCTTACTTTTATGAACTGTCGTACGACCTTCTCATGAAGTTCCTCGTCATACCTCTTGAAGGTGACCTTGCAAAAGGCCCTTATGGATTTATACCTTATTATTCTTTTAACTAGCTTGTTTGATAGCATGCTGACTGGCAGGAGCATCTTGTATGGGTACATGTCGGATATCTCGACCATCTCTCTTGTCCCGGGCGAGTTCTCTCCCTTGATAGGGTCGAAATGGGCGTGCATCTCGTCGTTCCTCCTGTTATTCTCCTCTACTAACCAATCTATAGTCATGATATAAATTATATAGCTTTATCCAGCAAAACCCAATCAGCGATGACGCTAGATGTATCTCCCAGCTTATGCCGGGAATGACGTATGATATGACAAGACTGCTCGCCCATATCGCCCGGTCTCTCCATTTGGCCGAGGCTAGCCGCTCACCCCACGTGGCGAATATCATGGCGCTCGCCCCGATGACGGGGGATGTGGAGAAGAACGAGGCGAGGACGGCCATGATATAGGACCGTGCAATCTCCCTCTTGCCAATTCGCATTACCTTCAGGGCGTATGAATTTCCGATCAGATGCCATATGTTCACGTGGAAGAACATGTATGACAGCCTCGTCCAGAAGGGATATGACGGCCCGGAGGCGAAACCTAGTGGGTCTAGCGGTAACACGTATATCAGAAACAGTGCCGCAATCGTCGCATGGTTTGCTCGTAACATTCCTTTCTCATTTTAGATATGATGGCCTTGGCGCTCTCTGGCGTAAGGACGAAACATGGGGCGGGACTCTCTATGATGATGGATACGATATGCTTTATGGGCATCTTGGGGTGATCCGATCGGTACGAGACGAATTTCTCGAATAAGGACTTGTAGAACATCTTGGCGTTGTCCTTCATACCCTTTGGCATGGCTCCCTTGTTCATCTGGTATATGACGGACGAGGCCCTTTCCACGGATACCCAGTATCTGGAGGCTTGTGACGCTACGGTCTCGGCAAGTAGGTCCATATAGACAAGGTCCTTATCTGATCTCATGTTCCTGTTCAAGGCTTCCCTGTACGCCCTAAGGAGGTCAAGGTTTCTTTCCCGCATCATGGAGAATACGCTTCCGTTCTTCCTCATATCATACCTGTTTTTACCAAAGTTACGAATTTCGGCTTTGTCGGGTAAGATTTATCGTTATGGAGGCTTGTATCGTTATCATATTTGCGTATAGAATAATTTTTAAAAAGCAACGTATGCCAGAGAATGATATTGACAATAAGCCCGTTACGTCTAAAAGAGATATATTTTTGGAGAGTATTAGGGGACGTTATCCGGATTTGGACGTGGAGAACGAGGATGAGTTTTACGGAAGATTGAACGACGAATTTGATAGGTTTGATAGAGGTGATAAAGCGCAGAGGGAACTAGGGGACTTGTTGGCCTCTGACCCTAGGAGCGCCGGCTTCTTGATGGTGATGCGCAAGGGCGGTAATCCCGTGGAATATCTTATCGAGAATTACGGGGATGATTTTAAGGCCGCCTTGGAAAGCGAGGAGGGAAAGAACAAATTCTCAGAGGCTTTTTCCAAGTATATGGAGAGGCAGACGAGAGACAAGGAACTGCAAAAGCAGGCGGAGGATAACCTGAGATTGATGATCCAAGGTCTGGAGGAAGCCCAGTCGGAAGGAAAATTCAGTGATGAGGACGCTAGGGCGGCTTATGAGTTCCTTTACGCCGATGGAGGATTGTTGGATCGGATCGTGGTGAATGGTGTCACCAAGGATGATTGGATGATGCTGATGAAAGCGGCAAACTATGACAAGTCCATGATGGATGCGGCCAAACGTGAGGAGGAGGCCCGTAATGAGGGAGAGATCGCCGGACGTAACGCCAATATAGACATAAATAAGAGAAAGAGCACCAAGGTGGATCGGTTGCCGCCCGATCTGGGGTCCAGTGGAGGGATGACATCTCCCATGAAAAAGGAGAAAAACCCGACGATTGACAGGCTGGACAAGATCACGGGACGTAAGAGTGTTTGGCAATAATCATAATTAATAACCATAAACAAGTAGTAAAATGAGATCAAAGAGTTTTTTTAATTATTTGGGCGGATTGGTATTGACCGTTTTAGCCGTGATGCTAGGAGCCACTACCGGATGCGGGATGTGTATGGCCGTGCCGGCGACCACGGATGGAGGGGGAGAGGTGACTGATCTTAATCCGGGGATCGCTGTCACGGGTGCTAATGGAGGGGCTACGGCCACTGATGGCATTCAAATCTCGAAAGATACGGATAATCCCGAGTTGTACGCAAAGGCCATAGACGAGCGTATCACGAGAATGAGACCTATGCGTACGCCTATTGACCAGATCACCAGAAGTGCGGAGAGTATCAGCAAGGTCAATAGTATGGTCGTGAAATATTACAGTGTATCGACAAGACCTATCAAGGATTCCGTCAAAAGCAATACCAATGAGATGACATCGGGATCGTCTTATATAACCTTGCCGGTGAATGACGCTTCCCTGTTTAGTGTCACTGATACTATCCGGGTGTCAGGAGTCAAGGGCTACAAGGAGGATGGATCTACTCAGGATATGGTAAGAGACTTGATGCTTTATGTAGTTGGTAAGAGCGAGAATGAGGGATATCCACAAGTGATCGCCGTGAACGGCAAGCGAAATACAACTGGTGAGAATTCCATTGTGCCCGCTCTCCAAAAGGATGCAGTCCTGATTCGCATGGGGCGTGCCGCCGGCGAGTTGGATGTAGAGACCGGGCAATTCTATTCCTTGCCTACGCCGCAAGAGCAATATTGCCAAAGGTTCATGATGCAGGTGGAGGAATCCACGTATAACAAAATGTGGGATAAAGAAGTTGACTGGAATTTTGATGACATGGAGGAGGACGCTATCTATGATATGCGTTTGGGCATGGAAAATTCGTTCTTGTTCGGTATCAAGGGGAAAGGCAAGGATCCCAAGAAGACCGGCATGGATGTCTATTTCACCGGTGGTATTTGGTGGATGGCCGGTCAGGATAAGACCTTGGGAACCGTTGATGACTCTACCAATGAGGTCGTGATCACGGATGATGAGATGGTTGATTTCTTGAAGGAGATATTCACTGGCAATGACGCAGGCAACAAGACGAAGATCGCTTTTTGCGGATCCAATTTCTTGGCTGCATTGGCCAAGATGAAGAGCGAGCGTTTCAAGGTGGTTAAGGAGTTCGAGAAGTGGGGGCTTAAGTTCACCTCTTTCGATAGCAACTTTGGCAAGTTGTTGGCCATGCATCATGAGTTGCTTGATATGAACATGAAATCGGACGAGGCTTTTGTTATAGATCCTGAGTATTTACGCAAAAAGACTTTCGAGATGTTTGGCAGAAAGACATACGACATGGAGAAGCTGGCTAAACGTAAGACCAGCGCCGTGGTCTTGAATGAGGCCAGCTGCTGTTATCTGGTATATCCGAACGCCCATATCCGTGTTAAGCTTGGTTCTTTATAAAATAGGGGGGGATTAACCTCCCCGCTTTAAACGTTATGTCATGAAATATTTCTCAGATAGTGTTTTGTCATTTAACCTTAAGGTGGGTAATGGGTATAGAAGGATACGTTTTATCCCGATGACAAGAAACGGTAGTTATTACATCCCTAAGGATAAGGAGGAGTCCAAGGCATTGGAGTCAATGGATTGTTTTGGGAGTCGTTTTATAAAGATAGAATCTGATCCCGTTCCTGATAAAAAGTCTAGGGCTAAGGATTTGACCTCGGTCGGGGAGATAAGGTCTTTTCAAGAGGCTATTGATTATTTAGAGAAAACTTTCGGTTCGGATATAAGCGGGCTTATATCCCCGGAAAGCATTCAGAGGGAAGCCCGGAAAAACGGGGTGGTATTTCCTAATATGGGATGATATGAGGTATAATGTCAAGGATTTGGTGACATCCGTGCGGATTACCTTGGATGAGAACAGGATTGAGCAAGAGTATATAGTCTCGGAGGATAACAATATGGAGCTTAATGAGATTATAAGGGAGAAGCTGCTTGACGCTGTACGATCCGTGGAGAGGATAGCTCCGGTACAGATGTTAGATAGCGTTCCGTTGGTAATCCCTGAGGCCGCCCAATATTGCGATACCGATGGCTCCGGATACGTGGTGCTTCCACCAGATTTCCTTAGGCTGACCTTGTTCAAGATGCGATCATGGCGTAATCCGGTATTTGACGCTATAGGGGATGATACGGAGGAGGCTAGGATGCAATATAACGTATATACCCGTGGCACGCCGATTCGTCCTGTCTGCGTGCTATCAAGGGATTTGTCCGGTAGTAAGATCCTTCGGTATTATACCGTGGGGTTTGAGAATAACGGGAAATATAACCGTAGGGATCACCAGATAGATAGGGCGCTTTATCTTCCCGTTCCTTCATATACGGGGGATAACAACGAAGAGTTAGAGTTCAATTCCCTTCTTCGGGAGGCCATTATAAATTATACGGCTGGATTGGTTATGGTTTCCAGAAGGGAACCCCAAATGGCCGAGACTTTTTTTAATATTGGAAAATCATTCGTGGAGTCATGAGCGAGAAAGATAACAACGTGATGCCTTTGGCTACAGATCCTCATAATCTGGGCGAGTTCGATAACGTGTATGACGCTATGCGTAGGTATCCTAACGGAGGCGTGGACGGGGATTATATTTATATCTTGGGTGTCCAGCATTTTTGGAACGTGAATCGTCAAAGCTGGGGGATACTAAAGGATAAGGAGGATAATTTAGTCCAGATGGTAGAGGATTTTATCGGCCTTTTCGAGAGAAGGGGGTATGTCTTCGCTGGTTATGCGTTACCAGACACCACTCCTGTTTCTGGGCTTGACAATATCTTTTATATAGCGGCCAAGAATGGGGTTTATACTCATTTTGGAAGCGATCTGAAATTATTGAATGAGGTTGCTATCTTACGTAAACCCAGAAGATCATCTATATGGATTAAGGATTCAATGGATATCCCGAACTCGGAGAGGATAGACGTTATAGATGATGCCATATCACGTATAAATGTCGATATAAAGACAATAAAATCAGCGATTATCGGCATGGAGAATGATCTTGATGGGGTACATGATTCTATCGATGATATAAATAAGGATATAGATGCTTTCAAGAAGGAGACCTCCGAAAATTTCGAGGAGGTAAACTCTGATTTAGATAAGGTGGAGAAGCGTCTTGATTACATACCTAAGGAGTCGTTTTTATCAGCCCGTCCCGCCGGTTTCAAGCCGGACATCGACCTTACCCCGGAGATCACGGTAGACCGTGCTTGGAGAGACCATGAGGGTAACGTTATCCGTGATACGTATATCACCCGGAGGGGATTGAGGAACGAGATAATCGACATCACCAACCAGCAGGTAGCGGACTTGAAGCCCGGTTCCGTCGATCCGGACGATCTTTCCGAGGCTACGAAGCAATTGATAGGTAACAAGAGCATTACCAATCTTCCGGACGAGGAGGATATAACCGTTTCGGAAAACCAGACCTTGAAACTGAAAGATAAGGAATACGCACCTAAGGATTACTCCGGAATGGGACGTGTGTACCTCCGGAAACATTATGTGAATGGCGTGAACACGCTCACGCAGCACATGATGAGAAAACCGAACACCATCTACATCATCCAGTACGACTACTGCCTAGCCGGGCAGACGATCGAGGTGCCGGAGAATTGCGTGCTGGATTTCCAAGGGGGGAGTTTGAGGAATGGATGTGTATGTGGAAATAAAACAAAAATATCAAGTAAGAAAGATTGTATGATATTTGGAGATCAAATAGAAATACAAGGAAATTGGAAAGTGAAAAATATTTATGATGGATGGTTTTACTTTAATGATAGTAGTGAGTATGTTAGTAATAATCTGATTAAACAAATATTTGCTTTGTCTGATGATTCTTTTTATAATGTTATACATTTTGACGAGAATAGGACTTATAGAATTTCATTACAATATAACGGAAATGCTAATTTAGGTACACATATAAGACCTAATTATGCTAAATTATACACGAAAGAATATTCTTTCTTAAGAGTATTTGATGTGTTTACTTCAAATACTCACTGGATAATGAATAACAGGATACAAATGTTATCGACCAATCAAGGTGCGTATATGTTATTCTATATAGAGGATAAGGAGAATATAACAATAACAGGTTCTGGGAGTATTTTGGGAGAAGCTAGATCCCATTCTTATTCTGTTCCTTTTGTGGATAATTCTACATATTATGGAGAATATGGAGAAGTACTTATGTTTGCATCTTGCAATAATATAATATTAAGAGATTTAACGATAGGAGAGAGTTTTGGTGATGGAATCGCTATTGTACCTAAAATAGTGAAATATATATCTAGTACGGAAGGTATTATTGGACCTCCTTGTAAAAATGTGGAAATCGATAATGTAAAAATACTATACAATAGAAGAAATGGTATTTGGACTGCGGGGCACAATGTAAAGTTGGTTAATTGTTATTTTGAAGGAAATGGTTCGGATGAAATAAGGGGAACTGCTCCAAGATGTGGTATAGACTTTGAAAGTGATTATATAAGCATAAACAAAAATGCTGTTAATAAAAACACAGTTATGTCCAACTGTACTTTTTATAGAAATAAATATGATGTGTCTTCTTTTGACTGCACCAATGAAGATTCTACAGAATATGGGGTCGTAATAAATAATTGTATGTTTACTGCACCATTAAGAATTAATAGAACATATTGGTTGAAGTTTAATAATTGTTATATACCACAACTTAGTTCTCATGATAACGGAATAGGTTCTTGGGTTTACTCGAAAAATGTAGTTTATGAGAATTGTCAGTTTGGAGAATTATACCCATACCTTATAGCAAAAGCAAAAGAATACGATAATAAATTTATAAACTGTACATATCCTGAAGATACTAAGTATGAAACCTTATTCGAGTTGGGAATAGATAAAGCTCAAGCTATAAAATTTACTTTTGACACGCCTTTATATGGAAAAGTCGATTTTAAGGTTATAAGTACTATGATTGATGGATTCTATTATATTAATGAAACTAAATATCTTCTAGGAAATACAAGATCCAGTCTGGTGGATACAAAAATATATAACAGAAGCGATACTACCTCTTATTCCCGTATGTATAATAAGATATCTGTGTTATCGTATCCAAATATTGAAAATGATAAAATTGTAATTTATTTGGCAAATGGAGGAGATATTGAAGGCGATAGAATAGACGGAGTAATAACTAATGATATATTTTTAAGTTCAAATATAAAGTATAGTATAATAAAAAGAGGAGAAAGCTCTGGTTCTGGACCTGCAATTAGTGGTAATGTCTGTTCAAAGGTTTCTACGTTGAAATGTGAAATAATCAACATCGATAAAATTCCTTCTAATGTAAAATTTCCTAAAAATGAAATGTTTAAAAATATTGAAGGGGAGTCTAGCTCTGATTTTGTGTTACCTAACAACTTTGGGGGTAAGATGTTTTATGATGTAAATTATAAAACTTTAGCGATATGGGATTCTTTTCAAAAAAAACTTGTGGATTATGATGGATATTCTCACATTAACAGGAAAATATATTATGGGGATTTGGAAGGTTTAAAATCTAAATTATCTAAAAATGACTTAGGAATAAGTTTTTATATTATTGATCTTGCATCAACTGTTTTCTGGGTTGGAGACATGTTTATGAATATTGATGGAAGTGTTTTTTCAAATAATATTCCAATACCTAGTAAGTATGCATTTATGAATTTTATTACAGAAAATAATGTGACATATGTTATAAAAAATAATATTGTTTTAGAAGATGATTACACGCTAAATTTACCAAATAATATTACCTTGAAATTTGATGGTGGAACTTTGCATGGAGGTAAAATAGTACTTGATAATACAAAAATATTGCCAAACGGATGTATATTAAAAGATTTTATAAAATCGGAAATTTCAGGAACGTACGCTAAAGGTCAATGCTTATATGACACAACATTGAATAAACCGAAATGGTGGAACGGAACTAACTGGGTCGATGCCACCGGAGCTACCGTATAACCATTAAAACATTATAATCATGAGACAATTCATATACAAAATCATCAGAAAGATATTCAAGCTTGTATTCTCTGTTTACAAGCCGAAGGTAAGGACATTGTACAAAGGCCGTAAGAACATCGATCTTACGGAGAACGGCGATCAGCGCATAAGGGTAGGTAAGCCTTTCTATCTGGCCGGGAACATCTACAAATTAGATCAGTTGGATAATACGAGCGTATTCAAGCTGGCCCTTTACAAGAAGGAAGGCGAGGATTGGTCAAAGGCTAACGACCTTGATTTGATCTTGAGACTTAACGCCGGCTACAACATATTTTACGTATAACGAACTAAAGCACGATACATCATGGAAGAGCGAAAAGATATTTGCGAGGGTTACGAGAGGGATAGCGTACAGCAGCTAGACAAGCTGGCCAAGGATAAGAACGAGCGTTTTCCTATCTATCCGTTGACATACATTCAGGCCGTATATGACGCTAGGACGAAAGAGAGGCTTGATTCCATATTGTGGAAATGCAACAACGTGTATTTGCCTTGGATGGGATCGGCGGGGGATACCCGTATACAATTGCCTTTCTGGATGAGAAGGAAGGGTATCATAATCACTTACAAGAACCTTGAGGAGGAGACGATAACCGAGAAGCTCACATATGATCTTTGTATCGCCGATGATTTCTTCCGTCTTGACTCCTCTTGGACTAGGATAACGGACGCCCTGCCGGTCGGGGGTAACATAACCATAGGCTCTAACGGAAATTGGTTTCAAGATGGCGTTGATACCGGCTTCAAGGCACAAGGACCTAAAGGGGATAATGGGCTTACTCCCATGCTTCGCACGGTTAATAACAAGCTGCGATACTCGTATGATGGAGAGGTATGGAATGAGATCTCTGAGTATATCGCCGCTTGGTTCCGCTTTCAAGACAATAAGATCCAGATATCACGGGATCAGAAAACATGGTCTGACCTGTCAAAGCCGTTCACGCAAGACCTATATATAAAGGGGTATGTCGCTACCTCTTCAGCCCTGCCCTCTACGGGCGTGAAACAGGGTGATATCTACATGGTAGGCCCTACGTACGCGGCTGAGGACACGGAACATAAGAATCCTATATACCGGATGTACGTGTATAACGATTCAGGATGGGTGGATAACGGGGTTTTCCAAAGCATAGCCGCCGGGGTGGTTCAGACGATCGGGAATAGCGAGACGGAGGTCATGAGCCAAAAGGCTGTTTCATCCATCGTCGGCCTAGACACGTACCCTGTCTTCTCCGATACCAAGCCCTACGTAAAAGGCGAGATCGTTAATTACGGCGGTCTCTTGTACGAGTTCACGGCTGATCATGAGGCGGGGGCGTGGATTGGCACGGACGCAAGGGAGACGAGCTTGATTGAAATGTCTGGAACTACTCAAGAGCAACAAAAAGAATACATCTATTCCATTATAGATTCAAATGGTAAATTATTGTTTGGAATTAAAAGTGATGATGGTCATCCCATAATATTGAATCGTGACTTAATCAAAGATATAGATAAAATTATTAGCATGATTGATGATACTAATAAATCATATCCGGTACAATGGGATTACGATATTCGAGAGTTTCTCCAAGTGGAGCTAGACGATAAATATAAAATATTAGGAGCTACTTTTCCAGACGGAAGCCACTATTTGTATAATTTAAAATCAGAAACCATATTAGAAGAAATAGATAAAAAAGAAGATTTTGAAAATAGATTAGAGATTACATTAGACAATGATGGTAAAATTTTATCATATAGGGATAAGGATGGTGTTAAGCATGAGCGTGGATTAGAAGTAGAAACATTGTCTGTTAGTAATATCGAATTAGAGGGGAATAGTGTAAACGATATAAAAAAATATTTGTTGGATATTGGATTTGATGTAAAAACCCCTATAGATTGGAGTGATAGTTCTTTTATTCAAATACCAGAGCCTCGTTTTGCTATAATAAATATTACAGGTATTGATTCCATGCCAACACAAAAGGGTCAAGACTTAAATGCGTGGTTAGAATTTTGGGACATGCAAGGTAATTATTTTAAAAAACGAGTTGTAGCAAACGCCCAAGGTAACAGCAGTATGCAGTTCATTAAAAAAAATGCATCATTTGATTTCTGTGATGATGAATGGATAGGTGATGATACTCCAAACATAAGGTTTGGAACATGGGTCCCACAGGATAGCTTTCATATGAAGGCTTATTACACTGATTTTTTTCGTGGTGTTTGTCCGGTTTGTTATAAATTGTATGATCAAATAGTTAAAAGTCGTGGGAATACCTCGGATCGACCATGGAAAAAAGCCCTTATTGATATGAGCAAGATAAAAGCTACTGCGACCAGTTTAGGAAATCCTATTGTTGACGATTATTCGTTACAAACGGATACTGGAGCTAGATGTTTTCCTGATGGGTTCCCGGTGGCTTGTTATCTTAATGGGACGTTCTATGGTATTTTCTCATGGCAATTAAAGAAAAGCAGAGAGAACTATCATTTAGATAAAAATAACGCTAAAAATGTACATCTAGATGGATTGTTGAATGAGAAAACACTTTTTGGAGGAAGAAATAATATAAAATGGGAAAAATTTGAGGTTCGTAATCCCAAAAATCTATATACGCTTCAAGGTAAAGAGTATGATGCAGATGTAAAACAAGAAGAAATAGCTGGGTATGATGAAATTAATGCTTGGATTGAAACAGGAAGTCTTCCAGACGGATCTATAATTACTAGTAAGATAGAACAACGTCTTAGAATTACCGCCGAAGTTAAGAATTATATATATAATTTTTCTGATTCTATTGGTGTTATAAAAACAGCTATGGAAAAATATGAGCAGTCAGGTAAGACTGAAGATGATTTAAATACATTTAAATCCGTATATGAAGTATATTTTGACAAAGATAATATAATAGATTACATGATCGTTTCCGATTTGATCAGAAATGAAGATGGATTTAGTAGTAATTGGCAATGGTTTACGTACGATGGTATTAAGTGGTTTGTTGGTTTGTACGATTGCGACATGGCTTTTGGAGCTCATTTTTCAGGAACTTTAATAAGAGACGTACTTACAAATCATATTAGCTCATCATTGTATTTACCAAATGGTTATGTAGTAAAGTATTATTCAGATGAATTAAATACTAGATACGCAAATCTAGCTGATGCTGGAATCGCAACTAGTAAAAATATTTTCGGATTGCTAAAAGATTGGACCATGCGTATTGGAACTAGTTTTTTTGAGAAAGAATATAGTAAATGGCCAGAAACTCCTTGTATAAGTAATAGTGAGGTTAGAATAGATTATTGGGAGATTGTAAAGGATGATAATGGCAATTTTGAAATAGGACATGAAGAAACGTTTGATGCTACGGTTTCATACGCTGTTGGAGAAACCGTGTTCTTTGGATTAAACGAAATTATGGGGTATTTTAAATTTAAATGTATAAAAAATACGATCGCATTACCGACGAATAATCCACATACAATAAGTACATACTCCCCTATAAAGACATTTAAATTTTGTGATAATATTTATAGGGTAGAAAAATGGATAGATAAGAATTTATCTAATATGGATAAAATATATAAATATAAATAATATTAAAACATAAAATCATGAATGTGTGTTTAGTAACAAGATTAAAAGGAGAAGTAAAAGATGCTTCCCTAAGAAAAATCGGTGAAATGCGATTTAAAATTCATAAAGTTGATAGTCCGACAGGATCTACCCAAGGTTTTTCTGTTTATCTTACAGAAAATGCAACATTGTATATTGTTGGAGATGGCTATTTTACAGATGCTACACTAACAGAAAACAAAGGGAAGGAGATATCTGTGAAAGCTAGGGAGACTACATCAGTTTATGTAAGCAATAATGACGTAGAAATAGGGCTGATAAAAAAATACTCGTTATGTAAATTGTTTTTTACTCCTACAGAGTTTACGGCTTATAATAATAATAAAGAAATGTCTGTTGATGAATTGAATTATTCTAAAGATCTTTTAGAAATATCTATGAATAATTCTCAGTTAAAAGGAGATATTAAATCGTTTAGTGATCTTCCGTATATAGAGAATATTTATGCAAATAATACTAATGTGTATGGTGATATAATTGCGTTAGAAAAATCTCATAATATAAAATCTATATATTTCCAAAGTACGTCCATTTATGGGGATATATCCAATTTATCAAATTTAACAAATATAATCAATGTAAATATTAATAATACAAAAATTTATGGGGATATAAGTAGTGTTTTGAAATGGAATAATCTTGCTTTATTTTATGGTAGTAATTGTGAGTTGTATGGCGATATTATCTCTTTTAATAGAATGATTAATTTAAAATATCTTTCTCTATCTAATAATGTCAAAGTAAGTGGAAATCTTTCTGCTATTAAAGATCTTAAAGGTCTTTTAAGTATATCACTTAATAATACCAAAGTAAGTGGAGATCTGTCTAATTTAGGAGCTTTCGATAAGTTGACAAATCTTTTTTTATATGGTACAAATATCTCAGGGAATCTGAGCTCTTTGATTGATTGCATAAGTCTCATAGAGATATCTTTAAGTCACATAACTGGGGATGTTTCTTCATTTTCAAAGATGTTAAATCTTACTTCAGCTGTTTTAGATGATGGTTCGTTTGTAGGAGACTTAGCTAAAGTTCCAGACAATCTTTCATATTTAGATGTATTTAATAGTTCGTGTAGTTTTACGTGGTCGAGAAGATCTTCTTCTGCTAAAATTATATCGATAAATGGATCTCCAAGAATCTCGAACATTGATCAGATGCTTATTGATCAATCGGCTTGTGTTGTGCCAGATAAAGTTTCAAAAAAGTTAATTTCTGCTACAGGTGAAAGAACCTCCGCTTCGGATGAAGCTGTGTTAAATCTTCAAAATAAGGGTTATACAGTATTAATAAACAGATAATATGAATAAGTTATTAAAAAGATTCAAGGTTTTGCATATTGGGAATAGGATGATTCTTCCATTAACTGAACAAGGCGACAGTGCTGAGGTTTACCCGGGGGTTGGCATTACGTACCAAGAGTTCGATTCTTATACTGAGGCAAAGTTTTATGTAGATAAAAATAAGTTGTTATATGATTTTCATTGTTAAATATTTGTTTTAGTATGAATTCCAAATAAATATGTTATTATTTATTTGGTGAATAAGTTTTAACGGTGATATAAAAACAACTATTTATGTATTATTTATTCTACATATCAGATATATCCAAATGGTTAAAATCCATCGCCATAGCCGCCGTTGTCACGGCGATGGACTTCGTGTCGCCGATCGAGAACTTCTTGGTCGTGATCCTGTCGCTGGCCTTCATCGATACGTTCTGGGGGTTGGCTGCGGATCACGGGGATTTCCGGAAGAGCAAGTTCATCCGTAGCTGGGTGTACATGCTAGTCTATTTCCTGATCATAATTATCTCATTCTGGATAGGTGTGATGATGGATATATCGGAGGATAACGCCAAGGCTTTCGTGTCTTGGATCACGTGGGCGATGATATGGTTTTACGGTACTAATGTCTTGAAGAACATGGGCAAGGTATTCCCGGATAACAAGGTGATAGCCTTCTTGTATTGGGTTGCCGCCGTAAAATTCATTAGTAAGGTCAATTTCTTGGATGAGTATAACAAGACAAAGAATAAAAAAGGCTCCCCAGATCCAAAAGGATAGGGGAGCCGGATAAATTTTAGCTTCCTGTCTTTCGCAAGGGAGGATAGCAAGGTTAACAAAGCGTCACAAATATACGAATAAAATCAAATAACAATGGCAGAGAAAAAATTACCTAGAGGGTTGCGAAACTGCAACCCCGGAAACATTCGGATCAATAGTGATCTCTTTCAAGGCGAGATACGACCTAGCAAGGACAAGTCGTTTAAGCAGTTCGAGACGATGGCCTATGGATACAGGTCGGTATTCCGTATCCTATCTAATTATCACAAGAACTACGGACTGGATACGATCCGCAAAATGATAGGTCGCTGGGCGCCGGAAAACGAGAATGATACGGACGCTTACGTTAAGGCCGTATCCGATTACGCCGGTATCCCGGCTGATGATCCTATCAACATCAACGATCGTGAGCAGATGATCCGGATCGTGGCCGGGATGAGCAAGGTTGAGAATGGGAGAGAGGCTGAAATGTCGGATGTTATAGCTGGGTGGAATTTACTTTAATAATATAAGACCTAACGCTGTAAAGGTAAGCGTAAAATAAGATGAAAAAATATATTGGAACAAAACAGATTGAAGCAGAACCTATGACAATGGGCGAAGCTTTTGAGAAAGGATTGCTTAAAGCGGGAAGAGTACCTAACGAAAGCGAGAAGTCAAATGCTGGATATCATGTGAAGTATCAAGACGGTTACGAGTCATGGAGTCCAGCAGAGCCATTCGAGAAGGCTTATAAGATCTGTGATACGTTTATGAATCGTCTCCAAATAGAATTGTCCGAATTATCCGATAAACAAGAAAAGCTAGGTAAGTTTTTTGGTACGGATATGTTCAAGGGATTGTCAACGCAAAAGCAAGTATTGCTACGTGCACAATTCGGAGCGATGGAAGCTTATAGGCAAATCCTTATTGAGCGCATCCGTATTGAGGGAATCGCAAAATGAAACCGTGGCAAGCAATATTAATACTAGTGTGCTTGGTAGCCAGTTTCACGGCTGGCTACCATATCCGGGGGGATGTGACTGATAAAGTCGTGTCTAAATCCGATACCGTATTAATAACCGACACGATCCATGACAGTATCCCGTATCCTGTTTACGAGACATTGGTGCGGACGATACCGGAGCCTTTTCCTGTCTACATTACATTAGACGGTGACACGGTAAAGGAACCTGTATATGTTCCGGTACCCATAACCAGCAAGGAGTACAAGACGGATGATTACCGGCTTTCAATTTCGGGTTACAAGCCAAATCTCGATTACATCGAGGTTTATAGAAGGACTGAGTATATAACCAAGACGATCTCCCCCCGTAGATGGGGAATAGGAGTTATAGCAGGTTATGGGATCGGTAAGAATGGCTTGTCACCCTATGTCGGGATAGGCGGGTTCTATAGGATTTGGTGAGGCTTCCGTGGCTCACACCCGGGAAACCTCTGATAATAGAATGAATGCGTTATATGAATAACAAGGGCTGACGTTTTTTTGTTCATGATAATTTATATTAGTTTGATGGTGACTTCGTGAGAACGAACCGGAAAGGGAAGATAAAGAAAAAAGAATCTTCCCTAAATAATCGGATCAGAAGTTTGATTATTTTTTCATGCCACGCACGACGGGAAGATTCTTATAAGTCTTTCTGCCGTGCATTTTTTGTGCCCGGCTTGATAGTAAAACAAACCACGAAATAAAAAGTTTATGAATAAGGTGGAAATTTTTTACAAAAAAGTGATAGAGACAGTCTGCAAGGAGTGCGGGACCGATCCGGTAATGATGTTTAGCAACAACAAGGAGCGCAATGTTGACGCTCGGGGAGTGGCTATAACCATACTGGCCGATCGCAAGTTGAGCGACAATATCATATCCGATCTGACGGGAATGACGAGGCAAGCCGTCAACCGGATGCGGAACTTGTATCCGGACAGGATAAGGAGGAGTTACTATCTGAGAAGGACGGTGGAGAGCGTCAAAGAGGAGCTATCCGGTACGGTCTGAGGGTGCGTTATGTTGTAAGGCATGTGATTTGTATATGAAAAAATTTTCATATAACAAAATTTTGTGCGACCTTTGCGGCGTAAAAGGTGATTTTGTAGCCTCGTCAAGTAACCAGCCTTGGCAGAGGCTTTGTTGTATACGAAAAGTTTCATTATGGAAATATATATGCCACATGCGGTAAATGATATTAGGATAGGAGAAGCCTTCAATCATCTATTCAGGATAATCCTGAAAATGGAGAATTCCGATGATGATGATTTCATATGGAACTTCCAATATACGGCATTTGTGACTCCATTTTTCTTATTGCCTCTTATGCTTTATAGAGATAAGTGCGGTAAGAATGTGGTTTGCAAGAATATATCGGACAGTGTTAAAAGCTATCTGGACTCTATTCATTTTGAAGGAGGTGTAGTAGCTGACAGTGTTAGTGATTTTCATAATTATATGGAATATTTTTCTATGAAAAAATATATTCCTATAATAAAGTTCCCGGGATGTAAAAGCAAGGATAGCATAAAAAACGATATACTGTCTGTAGCAGAGAATATAATGATAAGGCAATTAAATATTGAAGGAGAGTTGAGAAAGGCTTTATCTTATATGCTGACTGAGACGATTGACAATATATCTGAACATTCAGAGAGTGAATTTGGTTATATATTTGCTCAGTATTATCCGTCAAAGAGTTATATAGACATTTGCATAGCGGATAATGGTATAAGTATACTGGGTAGTTATGTTAAGTCTGGCAAGGGAGGTATAACTAACGATGTGGAGGCTTTAAAAAGCGCGGGAAAGGGTATATCGACTAAAAATTTACCAGATACCGAGAATCGTGGTTATGGTATAAGTACTTGCAAGAGAATGTTGTCTAAGGGACTTGGAGGAACATATTTTTTGCTGTCAGGGCAAGCATTTCATCTTATGTCAGAGGAAGAGACATCATATATAGGACTTCCTGATTATATAAAATGGGATGGAACTATAGTGGCATTAAGGATACCATATAAAGAGGAAAGGATGTTTAATTTTTATGAATATTTAGAATGAAGATCATGGAAAAGACAATTGTGATATCAGAATTGATAAGGGGAGAGCTTCGTTCTAGGACAGAAGCTAAAAAAATCTATATGAGGGCTAAGGATTTGAATAGCCCATGTGTACGTATAGATTTTAAGGATGTATACTTTATGTCTCGATCATTTGCGGATGAGTTATGCAATACAATAGAGGCTTTGGCCTTGGATAAAGTGAGGGTCTCTATGGAGAATGAGAACGACTCTATAGATCTGATGATGAAAATAGTAAAAGGTAATAGAAATAAACCGAGGAATATGCATGAGGACAGTGAGGTTAAAGAATTTTCGGACATGGATTCATTGTCAGAGTTCCTGTCTACCATATAAAATTATTTCATGCTATATAAAAGAGAATGATATGAAAAATCCAAAAATAGCTAAGGAGTATAATGAATTCCTAGAAAGGAATAGTTTTGATAAATACTCAGATAGAAAAAAATATATATCTAGTCCAACCACGCTACAATGCATGTATTGGAAACAGGTGGAACCGGTAGAAATAAAAAGTAACCAACCATAAAAATTAAGCGTTGTATATGCCTTTGGTTTGAAAGGTTTAAACAACAACAATAAGCGTCGTCAACACAAATTGGCGGCGCTTTTTTTGTCTTATCCCCTTCCGCAAAGAACTAGCAACAACCTCGCAACAAGCTAGCAAGGAGATATTTATTTAGCAAGGCACTTCTCTGGATTTTTGTGGTGTCCGGGATAACCCGGATATGACCATAAAAAACTTCACATATGGAAGCAGAGAAAATCATTAAAGAGAAAGAGATCGTCCATGAGGATGAGCACAAGGATTACGCAAGCAAGGGCGTGGGTAACGCCGGCTTGACATTGGGTATCATTGGTACGGCTCTTGGAGCTTGGGCGGTGTCACGTAACCGTGGCGGCTTGTTCGGCGGTGGCTGGGGAGCCGGTATGCCGGAGAACGTTAACATCAACACGACCACAGGAGGCGGTGGCGGTTCCGGGGTAGGCGCTCCGACTGCGTTCATGGCTTGGGAAAAGGGCTGTGAGGAGGCGTTATCGCTTACAAACGCAATGTGGGGATTGAAAGTCTCAGGTATGCAAGCCGATTACGATCACCGCCAGACGGATATCGCCGAGAAATTCGCCTTGTGGAAGTCACAGGTAGACGCTGATTTCGGATTGTACAAGTCACAGGTAGACGCTGATTTTGGTCTATACAAGAACCAAAGAGACCAGTTCGATGTCTTGAAGGCTCAGATCGATGAATTGAGGTGTCAGGTGGCTGTAGGTTCGGCGATTCGTCCTTACCAAGACAAGTTGCTTCAATGCGAGATCGAGAAGGCGTTCACGGCTAGTGTCAATTACACCGATCGTAGAACCAGCCGTATGATCACGGGAGAATTGGTATTGCCAAATACCCCTACGGTAACAGGCTATCCTAGCTACAATCCGTGCTCATGCCCGGCATCCGCTCCGGCACCTACGGCTTAAGGTAAAGTTAGTGGCTTGTGCTCCCTAGGGGGCGCTTGCCGCTTTCCTTTTTTTAACCACTAACAGTATTATCATGCAGACAAATGTTTTTTTAGGGGGGAGTGACCCTGTATTAGGTAGCAACCCTTATAATCCGAATATAAGCGAGATAGAAGCAAACATTCAGCGTCTCCAGCAAGCGCAGCAACAGATGGAGATTCAGAAGCAACGTATGCTTAACCCTTCTGCGCAACAGGCCCAAAGCCGTAATCCGGTGTGGGACGAGATAGATAAGCTCGTTAGCGAGATGTCGGATAGCGAGTTCGAAATGGTCAATAACAATCCGGAGTATCAACAGTCCTACCAGAAGGTAATGGCTATCCTTAACCGTGAATACATGCGCGTCATGCGTCCGTTGGTGGAGGAGAGCAAGGATGGCAAGGCCGCCTTGGAGGAATTGTTGGGAATGGCCAAGAAGATAAAGAAATCGGCCTCAGAGAATGTTAACAAGAACATGGCGTTGTTCGCTGAGTACACGGCCAAATACGCCGATATGCCATACGCCGACTTCCTTAAATTGAAGAATAGCGGAAAAGGAGGTAAAAAATGACACGTGAGGAAGGTATGCTTATCGAATTGATCGATAAGGTCAAGAGACAAGGGTATGCTATCAATACCTTGAGAGAGGAAGTGGAACAATTAAAGAAAGAGTCATATGGAACTAAAGCAACAAGCTCTAGAGCTAAAAAGCAGGCTAATTAACTCGGTGGAGATATGGGCGGAGGAAAGGGTTGACTCTTTCGTCTCCGGTAACACGGCTTTCAAGCCCCTTGGCAAGTATCTGAAAAGAGGTGTCCACAACATCCTCGTGCAAAAGGACAAGGAGATCACCGATAAGGTGGAGGGTTTCATGATGTTCGTCGCTGACGAGAACGGCAATTACGATAAGGAAGAGTTATTCGATGACGCTATGAACGTATTCAAGAGCATGAAACCTTACAAGTTCGAGCAAGGTTTCTTGAAAGGCACGATCGGGGAAGGCTCCATCTTGATAGAGCTTCCAGATAACGGACTCATGAATTTTATCCTTGGTGACACTAACGCTATCCGTATAACGGAAGCGGATTTTCTGGAACTGAAATCAATATTCACAGAATAAAATAAATGACAGGGTATGAGATACAAGGAATTGATGAAGGACTATCATTCGAAAGGGATGGTATCCGAGAAAAAGATGTGGGAGGCCATATGCGAGCTAGACGAGGCGATGGAGTGTCTAAAGGAAAAAGATCCCGACACGTATGACGAGGCCATACGTGATATACATGAGGTTTTTTGCGGTCCTCATTATAATGAGCATTTCGCTAAGATGGACGTGGCGGCAATGCACCATAAAGGCAAGTCGGGGGAGGATAAGGGTGAGCACTGGAACATCCAGCAAGTAACCGCCGT